CCAATCCTTCCGTTATCAACATCTACTACTAATACGTTCGTATTGAACGCTAGATCCGTTGTACGAATCAGATTGGATTCTAATAAATCTCCTGCTATCTTTGTTATTGCCATAATACTACTTCAATATTTACCAATTATTCATACGGTTACAATCTAGCACTAAATAATCATTATATGGCACTATTACCCCTTAATAAAATTGAAAAAGTTTCTAAAAGTCGTATTGCAGTAGAGCAAATAGATTTAAAAAAGAATGCCATTAGTGGAGACGTAATTGATGGTGGAACGATTACAAATTTTAACAGTTCAGGAATAAAAGATCAGTCATCTAGTCAACAACTTACTATTAATAATGATCACATAGAAATAGCAAATGATTTACATATTAAAGGTACAGTTAAAGTTGAAAATTTAGAATACGTTCAAGCACAGGTTCCAAAATTAAATGTACGAGAAGCAATTATGGTTAACCATAATGAAGTTATTTGGAAAGATAGATTAGGAAAATCTGTTACAAAAAGTTCTTTACAAGAGTTAGGTATATTAAAAAATTTACAAGTTAGAAATACTTTTTATGTAGGAGATGGTAGGGTTGGCGTTAATACAACAGCACCGTCAGCAGACTTTTCAGTTAATTCTGGTGGGTACGAAATTATAACAACAATGCAAGAATCAAATGCATATGTTGGAACACATACACACGTTGCTTTTGCTATTGGAACAGATGCAACACCTAGGTTAACTTGTAAAGCCAATGGAGATGTTGTTGTTGGAAATGAGTCAGGAAAACCGGTTAAGTTAAATGTATATGGTCAGTTAGGTATTGGTGTAAAATATCCGCATGAAAGTTTAGAAGTTGACGGCAATATTAAATTTGCAGAAAGAACTTTTACGTCTGGTGAAAAAGAACCATCTGATGGAAGATGGAATACAGGTTCAATTGTGTGGAATGAAAAACCTAGTATTAATCATCCTGTTGGTTGGGTTTGTATTAAAGGTGGAAAACCAGGTTCCTGGCGTCCTTTTGGATTAATTCAATAAAAATTATTCGCCTAATTTATGTAAGTTATGAATAATGGTTATGACGTGACCGCTAGTTGCACCATCATTGGCTGGTGGAGCAGAACCAAAAGTAATTTGATTTCCTGATATAGTATAATTTGTTGTTGGTACTTGATAAACGCCACCAACAAATACAACAATATCTGTAGCATCGGTTACAGTAACACTAAAACTTGCCGCAGTTGAACCATCTAAAGTATTTCCTGCACCACTACCAAATACAGTTGTTGTTCCGTCACCTTGGAATCGATCAATAGTTAAAGTTTTTTCTCCTGCCGCGGTTGCTATATTGTACCATGCTGAACCAATATAAGATTGATATGTTGAAGTTGTTGTGTTGTAAATTAATTGTCCATTAGAACCAGAAGGTCTTTGAGCAGTAGTTACATTTGGAATTGTAACGCCAACTGCATTGTCGCCTATTATTGGGTTTTTTACAAATCTACCCATGGCTATTATAATCCTATAGTTGAGATTGTTGCGTTAAACTGCGCCGCTGAATCTGGTGCCGCAATAAAAATTGCATCAGTATTGCTTAATATCATTTTTTCTGTGTCTATAATATAAGTGTCTCTGGCTTTAATAGTTAATTGTGAATAAACCAAGTAATTAGCGGTTGGTGTTGTACTACCATCATAACTTGGAACGACATAAACATCAACAGTACCATCACCATCTGTCTTATTAGTAATGTATATTACTGTAACTGCTGTGTCTGCAGATGCAGTAAAGGCCGCTGTTCCTAGTCCTGTACCTACTTGATAATTTGTTATTGCCATATTTTTTTATCCTAATGCTATCGCTAAAGCCGTAGCCTTACTCTTACTTATCAGTTCACCTTCCGTACCTGAGCTAACTGCTGAGTTAATAAAAAACAATCCAGTACCTCCTCCACCTACTGTTTTATTGTAAATTTTAGTTACTGATGTTGCTGTTGGAGTACTTGCCGCGGCCGAAAATGTTAATGTGTCATTAATTACTACATCTCCAGTACCATTTGTTGCTAAAGTTAAATTACCATTTGATGAATCTGATGTTATTGATGTTATTCCTGTTAAATCGTTGTTTAAATTAAATGTAATTGAATCTGCACCAACCACAGTAGTATTAGAAATATTTGTTCCACCCAATAATTGTAGAGTATCAGTTGAACCACCTGTTGTAATAATTGATGAGTCATCGCCAGCAATTCTAATTGTAGAAGCAGATGTGGAATCTACATAACTTTTAGTTGCGGCATGATCAGATTGTGTAGGACTTGCAATTGCCAAATTTCCTAATGTCATATTTGTAATTGCTGTAACTGATGGAGCATTTGTTGATGTACCTAGTTGGAATTCATCGTCTCCTGCGTCCCAATATAATAATCCATGGTTTGAAGTACCTCTATTAAAAAATATTCCTGAATCTTCAGAATCTGCAGTAGAGTTACCTCTGTTAACTTCTATAAATTTGTCTTCAATAGACATTGTTGCTGTGTTTAATTCTGTTCTTGTTCCGTCAACAACTAAATCTCCTTGAACTCTTGTTGTTTTTGAGTCCAAAAATACAGTATTTGAACCACTCGCACCTGTGCCTGTTGTTATTGTATAATCACCTGATGTACGTAAAGTCTTTGCCATTTGTTATTATTTATGTAAAGAAAGGGGGAGCGTTGAACTCCCCCTATTATAAGCACGTGTTAGATATTATTACTGTGCAGTAATAACGTCAATGGAACCAGCACCTGATCCTGCTTGTCCTTCATCAGTACCTTCATCACCTAATGTATATGTGCAAGTACCTGCCGCACCTGCCGCAGTCACATAATGAATTGTGTTGTTATAAAATCGTTCAACGTATGCAACTGTTGAGTCATTTAATATAACCTGTACACAGAACTCACCATATGAGCTAGTGTTATCATTAGCTAGTGATCCTGGTGCAACTGCTTTCAATTGGTACACAGCATTAGAAGAATCTTCTAACGAAATCTTGAATAGTTTAGATCCTCTTTGTGATATTATATAAGCCGTAGTAGAATCAACTTTTGCTCCACCGTACGGTCTATAAGCTGTTACAGCTATATTACCTGCCGCGCCACTTGAAGTGTTGGCCATTTTACTTTTTTTGATAGGTCTTCCCATTTGTTTTCTCCTTTTTAGGAGTCCAATGCCAGTTCTCCTGGCTACGCGGTGGTTATCCGCATAAGTCTTTGACTTTGTGTCAAAGCACGTTTGAACTATGTGTATTTATTGTTGTATAGGATTTATAAAACACCCATAAAAAAGGTCAATTTCGAATATCCTAAACTAATCGACCTTTTAATGGTTTTTATATTAACCTTGAATCTCTGGTGCTGGTTGTCCAGACCATACTACCCAACCAATCACGATGATTACTACGGCAATACCTATCCAGACTTTCTTGTTTTTAATAAAATCTTTCATAAAATTATCTCCTATGCTATATTTATTCTGAAAAGAGTGGTGTAAAATTTAAAGTAGTTACACCACTCTTTGATCTTAAGGTTAACGTATTTCTAGATTATTATATTATTTTCTATTGTAGATATGATATAAAATCCAAACTGCTACTAATCCAATCAAACCTTGATCAGAAAAGCCTTGCAATACGCCCTGGACATTTCCTATTACAGAAATATGTGGCCAGAACGGAACACCTTGACCGCTGAAAAGAATTTCTAAAACGATTCCTAATGCGATTAAACTTACACCGACATCAGCTAATCCTTTCGCCCATCCTTTTATTTTCATCATGATATCCATGTTGGACCTCCCTTGATGTAAAGTTTCATATGAAACTTAGAATTATTTAGAAGTCTGTTTTACGAATAAAACTATACTATTTGGTTTGTGCGTCTTGTGATGGTAAAAATACTTTTTTATCTACGTACAAAACTCTTCAAAAAGTTTATAATCATAGTGGTTATAATTCCTGTGCCATTCAAGGAATTCTTTACTTAAATTTTTTTTGTCACTGTATTTTTTGTAATCACTATGACTTCTGTTTGTGTTTAGTCTTGGTTCTCTATCAATTTTCAAAAAGTTAGCAATTTCATTCCAGCTTTGTTCAATACTTTCTGTAGAAAAAACTTTTTGAAAATTATTTTTTAAACATTGTTGCACATTTATATATTTTGAATTTATATCTACATTAGGATCTTGTAAAAGATAATTCTTGTGCAACCATAAAGTAATAAAATTACCAGATAATAGTTGACAATGTTTTTCAAATGTGTCTGCCTCTGCTTCTCCTTTTGACATATCATAATTGAACTGTGATATATCTCTGTCTAAAGGATTACGTAACCAAGTAAAATGTATTCCTGGAGTTCTGTGAGTGGTATTATGTCCAATAGCATAATTCAATTTACTAATTTGTTTTTTATCTGCACGATCTTCAAGTCTTATTCTTATTGTGCTACCACCTGTTTTTGGAATATGATGAAATGTGTGATGCATTATTGTTATTTAAAGTACGAAAGTATAGTCACAAAAAAAGAAAGGCGACCGAAGCCGCCTTTCTTTATGATTCAAAATAATCTATAAAAAAATTATTTAAATTTTAAGTTAGCACTTGTTACTGCTACTAATCCAACGTAGTCTGCCGCGTTACCTAGTGAAGATGCAGTGTTTGTTAATTCAACATAACCGTATCTTGTTAGGAAACCAACAACTGGTTCGAAAGTTGCAGGATCAAGAACAACGCCACTTGACATTAAAGGAATGTAAGGACAGTAGAACGCCGGAGCGTCTGCTTCACTTGCACCTTTGTAACCAACTAGTACTGAAGTACCGTCAGCCGCGTATGCGTCTACGTATACTCTCATTGAAGCGTTCAATGTACCAACAAATTTTGTGTTAGTAGGTGCTTCAAAAGTACCTTCAGTTGATCTAGCAAATGCTGAAGTTGTTGCTGATTGAAGAATAGTTAAAGCTGTTGGAGATACTACTGCGTAGTTTCCAGCGCCTCTTCTAGTTCTTGTAGCGATTTGGTTTGCTACTCTGTTGATTAACACAGCTAATGCCGCGTGTTCATCACCAACGAAAGTTGCAGTACCAGAAACAGCCGCTTGGTCATAAGTCTCAGAAGCTGAACCAGCTAATGTTCTTAATGAACCGATGATCTCTTGGTCAATCTCAGCCGTAATTTCTTGAGCTAATGCCGCCATGATCTCTGCTTCTACATCGATACCTTGTTGTGCTTGAGCATCTTGAGCCGCTTCAAAAGTCCATCTTGCAGATAGTTTTCTTGATTTCGCCTCAACTGGTTGTTTCAAGATTTGAATTGATAATCTCTTACCAGCCGTACCCTCTAATGAAGCTGTTGATGCTCCTTTAGGAGTTGTGTTGTTCTGGTTACCAGCGTATGCTTTCGCTATTTTGAATGGAGATAATGCTTCTTCACCAGCAGTTGTATTAGAACTTACTGTGTCTGCATATCTTATTCTTAGTGTGTGGATCTGTCCAACCGGACCAGTCATTGGTTGTACACCAACAATCTCGTTCGCTATAACAGTAGGCATAACCCTACGTATTACTGGAAGGATCACACGGTTTAACGTAGCAACGTTACCAGCAGATGTAGCACCTGCAGTAGCTTGTTCTGACAAATATCTTTTAGTGTTTTCTAAAATGACATCCATCGTTTTTTTCTTGTTGCCTGCTAAACCTTCAGTTAGAGCAGTTTTAGTTTCTGCCCATTTAGATTCAAATATTTCTGACATATTTTTATCTTCCCCTTTAGTTTATTATATACCCGCCAAATGACGAATATTTGTTATTTCTGCATCTTCCCTTTTCGCTCTGTCGCCGCCGCTTTCAGAAAGAACTTTTGTTTTTCCTGGAACTGCTTTGTCCGCCATTACGTGAGGTAGATACTTGTCAAATGAAGATTGTAACTTGTTAGTTTGTACACTTTCAAGTAACTGAGCCATAACTTCACTTTTTTCTTTGCCCAATGGTTTGAGCATCTCGGCCATCTTTTCCTTGCGTTCCATCAAGTCAGCTTGTCTTTTGGACTCAGCTTCTTTCGACTCAATCACCGCTTGTTTCTCTTCAACGGCCTTCTCAGCGTCTTTTAATTTAAGTGTAGTTTCATCCACAACTTTCATTAATTTGCTAGTCTCAGATTTCTCATTTAAGTATGAATTCTGATACTCGCTCGCAAACGCTTCGAATACTTTTTTACCAAAGTTAACTTCTCTTGCTTTTGTGATATCTTCTTTTAACGTGCTTAATTCTTCAGCAAGTTTTTTATTCACAGCAGATTCTACAACTTTAGCAGATTTTGATATGAAAGCTTCTTTCATCTTAGCCATTTGTTTTTTCGCTTCTGCTACTAGTTTAACTTTAGTTTCCACAACGCCTTTTTTGTCTTCATGGAATTCTTTGATTTCTTTTGCAAGAGCGTTTACTACAAACTCTTCCATTTTACCAAAGTTACTATGAACACCTTTACGGTCGCTGTGTAGTTCTTTTAACTCTTCTGACAATTTAGTAAGAACGAATTCTTGTAATTTGGCAGAGTGAGCGCCTACATTTTCTTTGTAAGCAATTTTTTCTTGTGCAAGTGCTTTTCTATCTTCTATAAATTTAGAGATTTCTTCGCTTAATTTTTCAGTCATCATTTTATCGATGGCTTCGATCATGTTTGTTTTGTCATGCTCGTATCTTTTAGCAAATTCTTCTCTTAATTCAGCACCTACTACTTCTTTGTTTTCTTTTATTTTAGAATCCCAAGCTTCTTGGATGCTTTTTTGCACATCTTCCGAAATTGCTCCTGATTCTACTAGTTTTGATATATCAAACATTATTTTAGGTCCTTTATTATGTTAGTTAACGCCTCTTTGAGGTACTTTTGGGCTTTTGCATCATTTCTAACTTCAGCCGCCAGTCCTTTTGCCTTTAATCCACCTTTTGTGTTTAAAAGATGTTCATAAATTGGCGTAGGATAAGCCCCTGGTGCCGAAGGTTGGGCCACAACATCAACTGTTATGATTTCGAAGTCTGAAACTTCGCCGCTACCGTACTCTGATATGTTACCAGAGCCACGAGAACTGACGCCTAATTTCACACCTGATTCTAACATTGTTTTGACAAGTTGGCCCATCGGTGTTGGCAAAATTTTCATTTTGCCGTATCCATTTGGTCCATCCATCCACATTTCAGTAATCATGTGAGATACACGGTCCAAATTAATCTTTAAATCGTCTGGATGATCTACTTCTCCGAGAACTGAATAACCAGAACCTATCTGGTCATTAAGAGTTTTTACTGCTTTTCCTATTTCATTAACAGGATAAACTCTTTCGTTAGCATTTTTAATGCCTCCTTGAATAC